GAGAATTGTTTGTTCATATTATTAATTTTATCAATAATACTCATTTGATTCTCATTATAATTATTAGCTAAGAGAGCAGCATTTGCTTTTTGTGTTTTTAATATTGCGGCTTGATTTGCAGCTTGTGTTTTTAAAATATTATTTGTTGCATATGCACCAACCATTGTACCCGCTGCATTTATAATAGATGAAGCTCTTTGTTGTCTTGCAGAATACATAGCCATTTCACCACGCAATCTTTCATTGTATGCTTGTTGTAAAAAATCATAACTTGCCACATTTGCGTCATACTCTATGTTAAGTTTTTGCAATTCAAATTCAGATAAATTATTTTCCATTAATTTTATTGGTGTACCCTCAGTAAGTTTTACACCAGCGGCAACCAAAGAAACATCTGTAGCAGCTTCTGCTTTTTCAAATTGTTTTGTTGCAATCTTAATATTGTTTTCACCAATTTGTAATGCTGTATCAGATTTACCATCTAATAAATCTGCATTTTTATTAGCAACACTTTGTGTAAATTTACCAGCAGCCATAGCTGATTGACCAGCAAGTAAACTACCAGTAGCACTGATACCAGCTGCAATTAAAGTTGGAGCCATTACTCTACCCTCGCAAATCTAATATAATCTTCATTGTTTTGATATTTTTTCATAATTCCTTCTTCTTTCATACCAAGCCATTCAGCAAATTTTTTTCCTAAAACAAAATCTTTTTTTACAGCAGTTTGCAACCGCACTACTTTATAATTATCAATCAATACTTCCATGCCACGTTTAATTATTCTTGCAGCACTTATTTTATTTTTCCATACATCTTGTGATGCCATTACCCATCCCTCGTAAACATTATCCCAAATAGGAATAATACCTCCACTACAAATAAGTTTGTCATCTTTTACAGCTGTAAAAGACATATCCTGGACTTCTAAATTATTTAAAAATTCTAAATAATTTTTATCAATCTGTGTATGCTTATCATTCATTATAGAGTTTGCCATACTTTGTGCATGAGCAGATCTAAATTGTATAAGCTCCATTAACCCTCGTTGATAGTTATTCTTGGATACGCAGATAGTAATGATAATGGTAAAGGCTGTGTTTGTCTTACAACAACAAAACCATCTGTATTAAAATCATCAGAAAATTCTATTTGTTTATCACCTGTAAATAATGGTACAGGACTGTCCATATCAGCAGCACTAGAACGAAAAGGTATTCTTTCCATATTATTTATATTTGGTCCTACTTCTACACCAACAGTTTCATGTAATCGTAAAGTAACTTCGTGTATTCTTTTGTCTTTTGATTGTGATGTACCACCATCACCCCTGGACTCAACCCTCATAGTTTGTAATAATGATGTATACCCAAGACCTATATGTACTTTTGTTGATGCTCTTTCTAAAGTTATAGATCCATTAGATACTGTTTTATTAGGATGTGTTGATCCATCAGCTAATATTGATACAGACTGACCCTCTAAATGATCTAGGCCAGATATGACAGTTGCAGAACTACCACTATATGTAAGACCACTATCAACAAAAAATCCATCTTTTTGATCTGTACCATAATCAAACAAAGTTAAGTGTTCGACATATCTTCTTGTTGATCCGTTTATTGTTCTTTTTGTTATAACAAAAAATTCATCTTCATTAAGATCTGTTGGCACAGAAGCAACACTTTCAACAACAGCATTACCATTACCAAAAACACCACCCATGATATGTCTATGCCATCCTGTAACAGACTCAGCTCTAGCATAAGTAAAACCAAGTAATGTACCATCACCTCTTACACACCATAAAATACTATCTGGTTCTTGTTGGTAAGCCATTTCATCTATACCGCCCTCAGTAATATGTTCTGCTAACAAAGTTAAATCAGTTGCTTGGTATTGATCTATATTTAAATTATATGTTAGTTCTCTTATTTTTCTTTTTGCTCTTTGCAAAAACATCGTAACATTTTCAATTTGTACGGCATCAACATTTGCTGCACCATAACTTGATTGTCTTTGTATTTGTATATTTGTTGGTGTTATAGGTGAAGTAGTACCAGAAGCACTTACAACAAACTCACCACCTACAGTACCAACAAGTAAAGATCTTTGAGCAGATAAATATCGAATAGCATTTACTTTATTACTTGCAATAGAGTAAACCATAGCATCACTTGCATTAGATCCAGTTGTAAAATTTTCTAACTCAGCACTTTTACTAAAAAATAATGTTTGTGGATTATCATTTGTTCCAGCAAAAACTAATCGTTGTTCAAAAAAAGTTACACTGCTAGGAAACTTACCAGTACCAGTATTTAAGTTAGGACTAGGACTTCCAGTTATTGTAACACTAGCTAGTGTCCAGGATGTATGGCCTGTTCTAGATAATTTTCTAATCGCATGACTTGGATGAACAATGTACATAATATCTGCACTTTGAGCAAATTTTATAGTTGGCAAGTCAGCAGTAGGATATGGACTTGCAATTTCATAAATTTTATTTGCAACACCACCAGAAGTATAAGTTGTAAACGCAGAAGTATTTACATTTACACCATCAACATTTTGTAACTCAAAAGTATTAGTTGTAACATTATTTACTTTAAAAGTTTTGCCGTTTACTTCTGTCATTCCACCAACAGAAGAAATAATTACATGATCCCCGTTACTATACCCATGTGAGCTAATTGTAACTACACCAGGATTTGCTTTTGATATAGCTGTTATATTTTTATCAGTAAGAGTAATAATACCCTGGTCTTTATAAAATCGTATATACTGATTACCAAACTCCATAATGTATGTTTGTGTAGTAGAAAACTCAAAAGGTATAAGTCTTGTTTTTGCAGAACTATCTTTAACTTCATGGACAAACTTTGTACCTGGCCGTCTTGTTGCTGCACCATGAGGATGAACAACCATATTTTCTAAAGTTTTACATCCGTTAAAATATTTACCTACATCTGTTCTACCATCAAGTCTTGGTGATAGTTCTCCAGCTGTGAAGTTTGTAAAAGATATTGTGGCCTTGGCCATTAAAACCTCGAATTAAGAAATGTGCTTGCGTCTATATCATCTGGAGTACCCTCAGTAGCATCTACATGACGGGCCTCTCTTAATTTTTCATCATACAAAGCAACTAGTTGATTAGCTAAAGAAGTTGAAGCTGTTATTGCATAACAAAGTTCTGCTGCAAGTTTTGCAGATAATGTTTCTACTAGTAATGTATCGTATTCATTTGGATCAGTTATTTTAGCAATATAAATTAAAAAAATAGTTGTTTCGTCAGTTAATAATTTTCTACCCTCTATTTTAAATTTTTGTCCACTATCAAGATCACTAGATGAAGCATTGTGGTGTCCACCTATTTTAAGAACCCGTAAACAATCTGCTGGTAATGTATATTGTTTTGCATACTCATGTGTAGGTGCAGTTGTATCAGCTGCAAGTTCTACTCTTTTTATTAAACAATTCCATGTATGTGATCTAAAAATACTATCTCTTACAGATTCAAAACGCTGATTCATTAATCTTGCGTTCTTACTATCCTCTGTCAAAGAAATAATATTATTAGCTCCAAGCATATTTAATGCTGAATTACATATATCTACTACACTACTCATTTATGTCCTTTTATTTTTATTTGCAAAGGCCCTAGCTTCTGAACGGCTAGAAAATCCCCATTTTTTCAAGGCCAAACTAAGCCTCGTTGGGCGACCTTTTTTATCTTTCATTGGTCCTTTTATTCCTGAGAATCTGGCGGCGAAGCTCACACGCCTCCCAGATTTACCTTTTGATAATGGCCGCTTGACTCCAAATTTTTTTCTCCCAGCTTCATTCAATCCACCAGTTTTATTTTGAAATCTTTTTGCTACCATTTATTTTTTTCTTTTTTTCATCGCTTTCTGAATAGCTGCCGATCTTTTCTTTTCGTAACCACTCATTTTGCCGTCTTTGTTGAGATCACCTTTTCTCATCATTTTCTTTTTTTTAGTATGACCTGGCATAATTAACCTCTCTTTTTCTTTTTAGGAAAACCCGCTTTCATATTTGCATATGCTTTAGGTGTAATTGTTGATTTGCTCTTAGGTCTTGATATATTTTTTTTCCGTCTTGCATTAATATTCGCATACAAGCCACGCTTTGCCATTTTTATTTCTCCTATATTGTTAAAAAAAAGGGGGGATGAATTCCCCCCAGTCTAATTATTCTACTGAATAATAAACCCACATAGCTATAGTACCAGTTGCACTAGCACCACCAGTTGTGATTAAAATATCAGTTGTTGCAGTAGTTCTATGAGCAATACCAGTCATAGCAGCTATTGGCGCACCCGTAGATGAACCAGCTAACATGCTTTGTGTTTGACCGGCAGCGTTCCATGTTCCTGTGACGCCGATATATCTATCGTCATCAGCAGAATCTCCAACTTTTAAAGTTACAGACCCACCTAATGCATCACACTTTACAACAACATCATGTATTGTTGCAAAAGCTGGAAGTCTTGCCATAGTAATATCACTACCACTAGCTAAAGATGACGCTTCGAAAGTGTCGTGAAACACTCTGATTTTGCCACCTACTTGTTCGCTACTCGCTTTAACGCTAGGAGTAGAGTCAAGATTGGTAATATTAACACCTTTTACACTTGCCATATCTTATCTCCTATTCGTTACAAGGTATTTGAAATACCTTTTTTTCTTCCATACGAGTTGCACCAATGCTCATACAATAGTAAACTTGTGTACTATAAGATTTATCTGCTCTTTCGCTAATTTTAGCTTGAACATCTTTACCAATAGCAAGTTTAATTGCATCTTCAGTGTAAGCGAATACTAATCTGTCATCAGTGTTTGATGCATCAAAAGGTAATCTGTTTGATGTTACAAACTTGAATCCTAAGAAAGTATCTAGTTCGCCTTGTACTAAAGCTCGTACAGTGTTGAAGTCAGCAGAAGTTACTGTGCTGTCGCCTAACAAGTCAGAAATTTGTTGCGCTCCACAAACAATGTATCTTTGTAAAGATGGATCAACATCATTAGAGTCAAAAAATTTCTTTGCAGCTCTTAATTTAGCTAAAGTTAAACCATCAGATTGGTTTGACGTAGCAAATTTAGATGAGCTAGGTAACGCCACAGAAGTTCCACCAGAAACCCCAGTATCAGCAGAAGCATTAAATGCTGTAATAATTACATCATCCATACTTCTACCCATAGCAGCAGCAGCTGCTTTTGCATAAGAGCTTGTTGGATCAATAAGCATACGGATCTTATCGACATCATCAATTAAATCCGCCCACTCATAGTCATCCATACTTACTCTTCTTCTATCGTGAGGTGTTTCGAGTTGCGGGGTGTCCGAATGACGGGATAGTTTCTTTTGAGCAGCGGTTACACCGATTTGTTCAAAGAAAGCATTTTTCCCAACAATAGACTCCTGGTCAACTGTATCCCTCAACTTAGATCCCATTTGTTGAGAAAGCATAGTCACATTACGGCTATACTGTTCTACAAATGCTGTAGTAATTTGATTAGACATACTAATCTCCTATAAGTTAAGTGTTAAAAAATTGATTGATTTATCCTCACACGAGGGATCTTTCTTCATTTAACGTCTGATAGACGATCTACTTTCAGATTGTCAGCGGAGTCTAAAAAGATTATTCCGACTCTATCCCCAGCTTCATATTATTAAGCTGAAAAACTTCTTTTACGGCAGCATCATGATTTGGATGTTTTTTATTCCAATAAGGGCCGTTAGGATCAGCAAGAATTTTATTAATTTCTTTTTCTGCTTGATCTGGTGTCATAGCACCGCCCTCATCTTGACCGCCACTAATATTATCTTCTGTAAAACTATTTGATAGTTTTGCTAAAGATTTTACAAATCCTGGATGATTTAAAATATTTGAACCATCACTAAGTGTTACATCTTTTAGTTCACCCTCAAAAAATTTGTTATACATGGTATTTGCTTTAGCGACTTCTTTATCATAAGCTAAACCAAAATCTTTTCGTAATTGTTCTTGCGAATTTTGTACTGATAACTGATTATTTTTTTCTATTTCTTCTCTACCAGCAGTTTCAAGTTGCGTATAATAATCTAATATACCTTGTGCTTGATGTGGTAGTAAACCCATCTTATGTGCATGACCTAAAAAATCTTTTACTGGTTGATCACTAGCTCCCTCTTGCACAGTATATTTTACATCATACTTATCAGCAGTTTCTGGTACTCCAAGTTTTTGATAAACTTGTTTCCAATCTTCTTCTGTTGCATTTTTACCTGGAATAGCAATTTTATCTTGTCCAATCATTCGTTGTGAATGAACATAACTTTTTGCTAGTTGTCCAACATCTTGAAAACTTTGCAGTGATGATTCACCTTGCAAATCTTCTGGTAGTGTTTGCACAAAACTTTGTGGTTGTGCTTCTGTTTGAGTTTCAGTTGCAGTTTGTTCAGACTGTTGATCTACAACAGTTGCCTGTTCTTCTGTCATTTTTTCTCCTCTAATAACATTGATTTAATAAATAAAGTTACAGCTCTCATACCCTCTAAATTAGCACTCACATATGGATCTTTGTCAAAGTTAGAATTATGAATTCCAGTTCTTTTTTCAAGATCCTCTAAAACTGTTTGGCCCTCTTTAGAAGAAAAGGTTATTTTGTATGCTTGTTTAATTTCTTTTAATATATCTTCTTGTGTTTTACTCATTCAATGCTTTTAATAATGGTGCAGCCTGTCCACCAGCTTGTGCAAGTTGTTGTGCTTGTTGTATTTCAGCTTGTTCTTGGGCCGCTTGTGCTTTTTCTGCTCTAATTTGTGCTACTTCTTGATCAGATCGTAAAACTTTTTTCGGTACACCTAATACGTCTGTAATGTGTTGGACAAGTTTGTCAGAATCTATGTAGTCCATAACAGGCATAGACTGTCCAAGCGGTGCAATAATTTCTAATGATCGTAAGATTGCTTGTACTTCACCAGTTCTTTGTGATCTTGCTAAAGGAGAAACATATTCAATGTCTATTGTTTGTCCTTGTAAACTTTCTGGTGGTACAGGTAACATTTTTTTACGAAGTAATATATTGAAACATCTTGTTATTAATGGTTGTAACATTTCAGATTGTAACCTACCCAACACAGGAGCAAGTAAACGCATTTTTTCTTCGTTACGTTGCATGACCTCAGTTGCTGTCATACGCACATCTTGTTGCATTAAGAATTGATCAACATAATATGCTTGACGGATAGCTCCTCGTCTTTGTTGTTCAAGATTTATACCTACAGGTGTATTCGCTCCAATATTTAATGGTTCAATTCTATCTCTACTACCCGATCTATAATAGTTAAGACCTCCTGGCTGTGTTCTTACAGGTAAAACAAAACTATCATCTGGTACAAGTAATGGTGGATCTACCATTTTCTGTGCAGCTTTGATTGTAGTCTCAGCCATTTTATTAAGCATCTTAACATCTGGTAACGCAATCATTGACGGGGATCTACCCCAGCTTTCAGCAGATGATTTTAACCATCTAGGAATAACAAAAGGAAATTCTTCAAAACCAGATATAGAAATAATGTGGCCATCTTCGTGATCATAATAAATAGATACAAACGCCATTGATTTATTATCCATTTTGTATGGATTAAATTGATCATTTGGTTTTACACAGTGATGTATGTCTACTTCATCATACGGATTATCTTTTGCAATCGCTAAAATTCTTTTACCAGCAGCATCACCAAATCTATTAACAGCAGATCTTGCAGACATTTTAAAAGATCTATGTATTGTATCTACAAAACCTTTATCATTTTCGGCAATATAAATTTCTTTTATGTGTCTTGTAGAAAAACGAATTAATTTTTCGTCATCTTCTTCAATCATCATACAAGCAGTACCAAATACGACTAAATCAACATATAACTCATGTACTTCTTGTTGAAAATTTGATCTATTAAGAGCAATATACATTGTTCTTGTACTTGCCTCTAACCATTCTCTACTTTCTTCATCCATGGCTAAATTTTCGTCTTTAAAACGCATACTAAACCAAGGTGTAGCAGCATTAGTTAGCATACCATGTAGTGATGAAGATAATAATTCACTTGCGTGTAGGGCAGTACCATCAAAAATTCTATTAGTTCTTTTATCGCCCTCAGTTCTATCAATATTTACATCAGCTTTTCTTGGTAAAACAAAGTCAGCTATTTCTTGCCAATGACTTTCCCAGTTTTGTCTTTTATTTTTTAATTGTGAATATTGATTTTGTAGTTCGCTTATATTCATTTATTGTCCTAATTGATCTTTTTGTTTGTTATTTTTAGTAAGATTTAACATACCAAGCATATTTCTATTGCTTGTAAATGGTTGACCTCTTTGTTTTGCACTAAACATTCTTGAATATTCATCTACCGCTGCTTGCGGGTTGTTTGCATCAACACTAGCTGTGTTTGCAGCCATACGAAGTGGTGTATTAACAATAGAAGCTGTTGGATTAATTACAGATGCACCAGCCAAAGCAATAGATTTAATTCTATTTTGTTCTTCCAACATTTTTTTAGAAATAGGCACAGATGACATTACACCTCCAGGTTCACCAGATCCCATAGCTCCTGGATTTTGCACAGCACCAGGGGTATATGATCCATATTTTATTTCATATCCTTTTGATGTAAGCAAATAACCACCGCCACCAGTTCTTTCTGCTTCACCAATAGATACTAAATAATCATTAGTAACTTTACTGGCTTCTCCACCATATCGTATTGGGT